CTCCTGGTTAGGAGGAACAGCTTGCGCTGCTGCCTGAAAAGGCGGGCCCGGGAGATTAACCGCTCCCACGGCTTTGGATACCGTCCCAAGAACATCCTTGGCCATATGGCCTTTTTGTAAGTCCTTCACTGTGGAAGGAGCCTCGTTCACCAAACCTTTGACCCATAGGGTGTGTGGTCGAACGGAAGTAGGAATGAGGTGCAACAGTACTTAAACAGCACGGTTGTCCCGTCGTCTACCTGGTGGCAACCTCCCTCGCCTAGTTAGCTTGGGAGATCACCAGGATGATATGGCTCACGCCATACATCTTTGCTCTAGTACGTTCTGTTGCTCCCTACTGGGAGGCAAAGAAGGCCTATGAGTCAACTGCACTCAGATTCTGAGTGGGTTGATAGGAACTTGCGGTGTGCCACACCGACCTGCTCAGGCCTGTATAAGGCTGTAGAGAAGGTGTCCAGACTGGAGCCTAACCCATACTTTATTACTAAAGATGATTAGTTTACTAGCAAATTTTAAATTTCTTTGCGTTCGCTCCCGGATCCAGCCCGTAGGGCTGACCCGAAACCTTAACACATCCCATACCCTTATCTGGGCGGTGGACTGGTTGAAGGTTCAAGCTGGAAACTACGCGGTGGTGGATCCCAATGATCCAGGTACAGTTCTTTATTTAACTGACCCTGAGTACAAGGAGTATTGGCGGGTTTGTTCTAGTACTAGACAAGCCTTAGTCGTGCTCGCTAGACCAGGTGAAGTTAAACCCCTCGACTCAGCCATAACCGCGTCCAAGCCCTCAAAACTTCCCCTTTCTACGTGGTTTCGACGGTCGAGAATTTATTCTCGTGTCGCACGTTACCTATGGGGTAGTCTCTGGGAAGGATACTCGGTCGTACCCTTTGATAGAAATATCAGAGTTTTCCTTGGCGTTTGGGCTAACACCCTGCGTCAGTGGACTGGTATGCCAAGTACCAACTCAGCTATCAGCTCGGATGGTGCGGAAGGTACTAGGTACCTCCTACGTATCCTGAAGAACCACGGGGCACTTGGCCTCTGTCTCTTCTTGAAAGTCTCATTTCTGGCAGTACAGAGGTACCTTTCAGGTAATCCTCTGGCTGCGACCTGGGACCTAGGCTTCGGGGTCCGTCTAACAAACGGACTTCCGAAGTGGATTCCTAGGGCCGCGCGAACTGCCATCCGGCAGAGATCGCATCGGGTCATCAGAGTGTGGCTTTCAATCTTGTATACATACAAGTCCCTCTATGCCAAAGGGCGGTTAAGTGTGAAGACTATTCTCACTCCCGCGTTTCTTTGGCCCGAGGATCTGCGTCGAGAGCTTCGGCTCTTCACGCGGAACATGTTTGTATCCAAGTACTTAGAGGAGGGGGTTGCACCCCTTGAGCCTCATAAAGTACGTACTCCTCCACTAGTGGAGAAGTCAGGCCCGAATGGGCCTGCCACAAAGACATTGTGGGCGGACTGGATGTGGCTTAACTCTAAGGAAGGACGGAAGGTTGCTGCTGTGCAGCGAGAGATCCTCGATTTCCTAAATGACCCAACTCTCAGTGAAAATTGGGAGGAATTGTGGTCTAGAACCGAGGCCTATGTTTTGGCTAATCGACCAGAGCCCAAAGTCCAGAAACGTATTTCTGGAGGGCGGGTGGCCTTCCTGTACGAAAGTGCAGGTAAGGTTCGCGTAATTGCGATGGTTGATTATTTCTCTCAATGGCTGCTACGAGTTTTACATAACTCGTTATTCGAGATCCTGAAGAGTATTCCTCAGGATGGCACTCATTCGCAAGAAGGTGCCTGGAACTCCTTCCGTAAGAAAACGGAAGGAGGCGGATACCGCTTCCACTCGTTTGATATATCAGCAGCAACGGATACAATACCTCGTGGAATCTACGAGGAACTTCTCGCTATACTCTACCCGGAGGTCGGAGAGAAATTTCTTTCTCTCATGACCACACGGAAGTATCGAGTGTCAAGTCACCTCAAAGGTAAGGCGGAGAATGTCCGCATCGAGTCCCTTGATACAAGGGATGAAGGTCTGATCCAAGATGATCTTCGGGATCACGGCCTTCGGATGCGTCCGGGGGAGAAGGGTTATGAAGTTCAAACCCTTCGAGCCCGGAGTGTACGGAGAGAGATATCTCTCACAACCCGACAGGCTCGACGCCTTCCAGAGTTCGTAGAGTATTCAAATGGTCAACCAATGGGGGCTTACGCCTCCTTTGGGCTTCTCGGTTTGGGTCACCACCTACTTGTTCAGTGGGCGGCTCATCGCGCCGGGAAGTTTCCCTTCGATACCTACGCTCTGGTGGGAGATGATGTGGTCTTAGCAACAACCGAGGAAACTCGGGCCGTCGCCAGTGAATATCTTCTTCTGGCTAAGCAGTTGCAAATTCCTATTCATCCCCTCAAATCCTATGAGAGTGAGTCCTTTTTCTCGTTCGTCTCCCGAGTATCGGTAGACGGCGTGGAGGTTACACCTGCTTCCCTTAAACCGGAAATCCAGGTTAACTCGGCTATTCGAAGAGTTACTTTTGCCTTCGATTTAGTTAAGAAAGGATGGACGTTGGGCGGCTCTAGACGATCTAACCATGTTTGGTTGTCTAGACTTATCCGACTCCTAACGGACCCACTTCAATACGCAACTTTCATCAAGCAACGTAAAGAAGTTGGTAAGTTAGGAACTCTGATCTCAAGGCTCTTGTGTGTTGCCTTGCTCCCTAGAGACTCTGTAACAGAGTTATTGGGACACAAGGTATCAACACGAGCTTGGATCGCCAGTATGACTGGTAGTTCCGAGATCATGAGTGCCCAAGATGCTGTTGCATCCGGGACTTTTAAAGGTAAGAGTCTCGCAGAGGTGTATGAACACCTAGCTTTCTACCTTGCCAAATTACTCTGGCAAAGATTGGCTCACATGGCCATTGGCTGTGCGCTGCGAAACGCTGAAAACATGGTGTACCTCCGAGATGTTCAGGCTGATGCCTGGGATCTCGGGGAAGAAGACTCTCCTGTCCACTCACCGATAGAGATCATCTCTGATTTCTACGGGCGTGAGTTGGAAGAGGAGGTGACCCATTATAGTCCTTTGGACTTTGGGTCTCTTCTTCGCTGGCGAACGGATATGACGAAGTTCGTACCAAAAGAGTCCTTGGACACTTTGGTTGGACTCGTCAAAGGGAAGGATGTAACCTTCCCTCTCCGTAAGTCAGAAGTACAGGCATTAGCGTGCCTTGCAAGTATGCCTATGGGGGCAATCTCTGGGATTAGATCCCAAGGGATTGTGGGTATGGATGGAATCCTCTATACCCGCCACCATGGCCACAAGTGGTTACCACTTGATGAGCACTATGATAATCTCATAGAGGCTATCTTGCAGGCAATCCTGGCGCTTCCTGTTGGACCGGATTTCACCCGGGAGGACCTTGGTAGTCCTCAGAGACTCGTTGAATCGAGAATCTTCCACACGGAAAGTTCCAGAATAGAAGAAGTTTGTACCACAATAGTGGGATTCTTCCTCGCCCTGACCGAGCAGAACGCTAGTAGCGTCCGGGGACCCGATCAGTTCATGCGTTGGCTGCCCGTATGTAATACATTGGCAGCTGGCTCCCGTCTAGATGACCCGGCTTCGGCCGGCCCTCCTGCGAAGGAGGGGG